GCTGTAGATGAATAAAATACTGAAGTTCCACCGGCTGATCCAGGTGCACCTGGATCAGCTACGGTAACCGTTGACGGCGTCCGGCCACCTCCAAAAGTCGTGCTATCTCTAAATCCACATCCCTCGCCACCGCCACCACCAGCGCCTCGGACTTCTACATATAATGTATTATACCACGGCACAGTAAATGTGTAGTTACCAGTTGTACCATATGCAGAAGGTCCACCAGCAATACCTCGCCCCCTGCCAGATGACATATATATTGTACTTTTGTCCGTTGGGAGCTGAAGCATCTGTCTAAGATCAGCCTGATTAAGACTGATAGCAGTATTAGTTGCCTTTCCAAGTTCTGTATTGAACTGTGATAGATATATTGCGCCAGTAGTTGCAATTACCATTGGTATGATCTTTCAGTTGCCTAATTACAATTATTTATATTACAATTTCTCTGAGTGGTTCAAATCCATTAAACCAAACTGTACTATATGTTGTAGTATATGCACCAGTATTTTTTATAATGAATCTATCACCAGCTTTTAAATCTACTGGCAAATTTACTTTATTGTTTTCATACATTACATCTGCGCTATCACAAGTAGGTCCAGCTAATATACATTTAGAAGTGCTTGAGTCTCCTCTTTCTGGAATTATAAATTGATATTTAATGGCTTCTTCCATAGTCTCAGATAAACCAGAAAATTTACCAATGTCTAGATATACCCAACGAACTTCATCAGAAGGTTGTTTCTTAGCAACTAAAACTACTTCTGAAACAATAATACCGGCATCACCTACTAAACCTCTACCTGGTTCTGACATAAGATAGTCTATGCCTTCAAACCTATCATATATCATTGACTGCAATTCTGAACAGTATATTTCTAATTCAGTTATTGCAGTACCATAGTAGGAAGGAAAGCCACCACCTATATTAAGTAAGTATAGATTATGGCCGAGAGTTCTTGCCTCTGACCATATCTTTGATATTCCATCTAGAGTATCTTTCCACATACTAGGATGTCTAGTTTGAGAACCGATATGAAAACTAATACCAATTGCGTTTAAACCGTATTCTTTTGCGTAGTTTAGAATACTGATTGCATGATTTGGAACGCATCCAAACTTTCTGCTCAGTGGCCATTCTGCTTCAGTCGTAGCTATTAAAATTCTAACATATATGTTACTATTAGGCGCTACAGACGCAACTTTTTCTATCTCTTCTTCAGAATCAACTGCAAAAAGAGTTATGCCTTTATCATACGCGTATTTTATATCTTTTGTCTTTTTGATTGTGTTACCAAAACTAATATTCTCTGGTTTAACTCCAACGTCAAACAATAGATTTATTTCACCGACACTAGCTGCATCAAATTTACAGCCTATGCTATGCAATCTACTTAGAATAGAAGTATTTGGATTTGCTTTAACAGCGTAATGTATATTTGCTGTTAACATTCCTTGTTTCATACTATGGTAATTAGCTTCAACTCTATCAATATCTAACATAACAACCGGAGTTTCGCCTATGTAATTTATGGCGTAAGCTTCTAGTTTAGACATTAAAGCAATTCCTTTCTGAAAGAAGGATTATAGTAATGCATGTATTTATAAATTAATAGCAGGATCATTTAATATGCCGGTTGCCTTACCACTTGGCTACATATATCTAATGTGATACATGGTAGGATTCGAACCTACGATATACTGGTTTTTAGTTTTGCTGAATTGATCCTTTAAATTTTGGTCTACCTGGAGAGATTCGAACTCCCGGCCCTCTGGTCCCAAACCAGATGCGCTACCAGACTGCGCTACAGGTAGATAATTGGTGTCCAAGGAGGGACTCGAACCCTCACTCCGAAGAACAGCGACCTCAACACTGCGTGGCTACCTTTACACCACTTGGACTAATCGTATATTAATAGGCGCCTCCAGATTGTCGTCTATGAATTAAGAACCTTAATAGAACTGTTCAATGCCCTTATGCGGACATTTTGTCTCGATCAATCTAGAAAAATTTGGTGCGGATGGAGAGACTCGAACTCTCACCCCGAAGGACTAGCTCCTAAGGCTAGCGTGGCTACCGTTACACCACATCCGCGTTATTTATTTTAACTTGTCGGTTTGTACTTTATACCGAGTAGTTGATGTTTGTTTCTCTGCAACACCACCTAAGTGTTTAGTCATTCTTGAATAAAGTTTGACTCTCGACGGTTCTTTATGACTTGCATCAAATACATAGTAATCTATATTTGGATAAGCTTTAGCATGATGTTTCATAATTGCTTTAACAGTAGAAAAAATCTTTACTGCTTTTGATCCAGATTGACCAGTTGCATTGTATTTACTATCGTTAACTTCTTTGTTGGAATCATGAAACGAAATTTCTGCGCCTGGTTTATCATGAATTGATTGATTATGAATATCTACATGCTTCTCTGCACCGGAAGAATCTTTGAATGCATAACGGTGAGATTCATCTGCCCAAACTGGTTTTTTAGGTGGTTCAACTTTATTAAATTTATATGATGTATCACCACTTTCGGTAATAAATGTCTTAAAGTTATACATGGTTACTCTCCGCATATTTTCTATATTTATACGAAGAGATGTATTAGATGAGTTATGACAATGCCAATTTTAAGAAAAGTGGCCTGGATCCCAATCCCTAACAAGTTTGGCATACAGATTTGTCATGTCAATATCTGTACCCTCTTTGCGATATTTTTTAATCCGAGTAGTGAAGAACACTGAGAATTTACCTTCATCGTCTTTGAATGGCGGCAATTTCCAAAATACAAACGTGGCAAAAATTAAATTCCACGTCATATTTGCTAAAGCCATTGGTGTACCAAATAGTAATCCCCACACATACTTTTGTGGTCCTTTACGCATACCCCAATGATTAAGTCCAGTAAAATACCAGCCAAAAATAATTAAGGCTATAGCAGCAAATGGTGCGGCTAATAGAAATCTTATCCATGCAAACCTTGAAGCTTCCATGTGCATCCTCCATATAAATTTGAACACGAATTGAACTCGTGCCTACTTTATTTATACAAGGAATACACAACAATAATTTTGGTCTGTGTGATTGGATTCGAACCAACGACTTCTAGTTTCCAAAACTAGCACTCTAAACCAGGCTGAGCTACACACAGATATATTATTTACTGGATCAACTTTTTGCGTTACCTGCTCTACTAACTGAGCTACTTCCCCGTCAAAGATACACTACAGAAGATGACAAAGTCTTCCTACCATTGATTTGAAACCGCTAAGCTTCTGCCGGTGGCTAATCCGGTTACGTTGTCATAGTGTACCCATGGCGGGGAAGGATGGATTTGCACCACCGACACGGTCCTTTTCACGGAATGCTAATTTGTTGCTGTAATGATCCATTATAGTATTGGAGCGGATAGGGAGAGTCGAACTCCGCGTTCTACGGATTGGAAATCCGGTGGTGGCCCCTTCACCTAGTCTACCCGCATTAGTTTGGTCTACCTGGAGAGATTCGAACTCCCGACATCCTGGACCCAAACCAGGCGCGCTACCAGACTGCGCTACAGGTAGATATTCTTTTTAATAATTGGTGCCCAAGGAGGGACTCGAACCCTCACTCCGAAGAACAGCGACCTCAACACTGCGTGGCTACCTTTACACCACCTGGGCAATATTCTGGTAGGAGATAAAGGAATCAAACCTTTGTATCTGCCGTGTAAAGACAGCGTTCTATCATTGAACTAATCTCCCATTATTTGGTGCGCCTGGAGGGACTTGAACCCCCACGCCGTGAGGCACCAGATTCTAAGTCTGGCGTGGCTGCCAATTACACCACAGGCGCATAAGATCCGTCAGATCAGCCTCTAGGGTTCGAACCTAGCTTTCTTGATTCAGAGTCAAGCGTCCTACCAGATAGACGAAGGCTGATCAGACGGATCTAAAATTTCAGCCGGAAATTCTTTAGTCAGACGCCGGATCGCCTCGTTATTGGTGGAGATGAAGGGAATCGAACCCTCTGACAGCGATCTTGCAAGGATCACCTGTAACCCCATTACCATCCCCAAATTCTGCTGGTTCTCACGTTGTCGAACCGAATGCTGTCTAGAATTTCGACCCGTGCTGTAATTACAGCATCTAAGGTATCTAGATCAAACGTGTTTAGACTGGGTCTGTTTGCAGCTTTAACCCGGCTGGTTACGGGAGCGTTCCTCACAAGGGCCGATTACGTCACAGTCTAACTTGGTTGCGGTGGGGAGGACTCGAACCTCCGATCTCCTGGTTATGAGCCAGACGAGATGCCTCTTCTCTACCCCGCAAAAAAATTGGCGACCCATAGGGGAATCGAACCCCTAACCTCGGATAGACAATCCGGTATGATACCACTTCATCAATGGGCCTTAAATTTA